GTTAGCTATATTTTATTATGCCACAAAATATGATCCTTTATATGCGCCGCTAACAAAAGCGCGAGGTATAACAAACGGAGGAGTATTGTCTTGAATATTTATTGCCGGTACCAACTGGTAATTATTATTACTGCCTACTGGGCCGGGAGCAGTGGGAATTGACAAAATAGGAGCAGCAACTTGGTAACCAAATCTACCTTCATCGGTAGCAGCTACATATATTTCTACTGCCGCGCTATTTTTAGTATCTGTCGGTGGAACAAGCAAAGTTGGGGAAACTCTTATCACAAGGTAGCCCAAGTTACCACTAGAATTGATAGCATCAACACCTGATGCATGAAAACTTTTAGCATTGTCGGCAATAAATCTAAAAGGTGTCATATTTGGAACTTCAAATTCAAATTGATGAGACATAGCTAACAAATCTGTTTCCCCCATTCTCGAATATGAAGAGCCTATATAATAATTGGGTCTGTCTATTTCTACTGTCGGGTTTGATAACCGAGGGTTAAACCTAGAAAGTAAAACTGGACCATTGGATGGAAATTTAAAAGTTTCCAGTAGTGCCTCTCCATAGGAAAGAACCAAACTGGTGTCTTTTAAAACGGGAACTGTTGGGAGCCACCTTTGGGTAGTACTATTATAAGAATAATCAGGCGGAACATACCATATTTCAGAAAACTCCAAACCTATTAAATTAACCTTAAACTTAAAACCACCAGAATACCCGTAATACATATTATTAATTAAAGATAAGGGATTAGAAGGCATACCAAATATATCTGCGTTAAAGCCGGGAAAACCCATACCGCCAGGGCTTTGGTAATTTTGACAACCAGTTAATTCAGCAACATCTAAACGTATAACTCCACCATTCTCTGTAATCTCTTCATACGTAAATCTATCAGAATAAACCTTATGAAACCTACGAATATAATCTCTAACAGAGACTATTGGCCTAAAGTCTATATCTAAATCAGGTTTTATTTTCTCTTCCCTCTTGTTTAATAAATCATCCTGTGAATTCACGGGAAATGAAGAGGTGGCCTCTGCTCTAAATTCATGTTCCTCCTCAGATCTAATTGCATTAGTTTGCAAATAAGGATATGCTATCTCTACAGGTTTAGTGGCATAACCCATAAAAGTAAAATCGTCTCCGGCCGATAAATAAATATTAAATCTAACATCGTTTGGTATAGTAGAATTTATGGTTAATGGCTGCGCCAAATATATATAATACATACCATGCTGCAAGACGTTAAAAGTCCAATCGGTTGTGCAAGGTAACTCGCTCAATGTTGAACAAAATGGTAACTCTACAGTTTGTACCTGACCACCACTGGAAAACTCGATATGCTCTGTTAATAGATTTTGTACATCTGCATAAGCAGGAGCATTAGTTAACATACGTGAATCAGGAGAATAATTACGAACTATTGCCAATTTAGCAAAAGACATACTCGATGCTGAAAATTGTATATGCAATTTGAGACTTCCCTTCCAATACTTAGATAAATACGAAAAGTTCTGCAAAAGAGAACTAGACCAATTGGAAAATGTGGCATTACCAAGACCTGAATAGTTGTTTGGAGGGGATTCATATACTAGTTGCACCGGTGTAATTGGTCTAGACCACAACAACGTATCCACAGGAGTATTATAAGATACTTTAAAACTACCTAAAAATTGCGGTTTCGATAAGATGAACTTCATATCCATCTCATCAATATCAGTATCAAAAATATAATCATCAACTATCCTAGTATACATCGAAAATGGATCCATTTTCTCAAAATAACTTGGCGCATCAACAAGATTGACATTCTGCCTATTTTGTGTGGCAATACGACCCTGTAAAGTGGGAATTTCAGGAGAATGTAGCCCAGTGTAAGAGCGTATAGCTTCTCTAGCCGTTTTAAGACCATTGTTGGCTCCTTTACGCAAGGTATCCAACAAATCGCCAGCCACTTGTTTCAAAACTCCAAATGTTCCATCAATACCTCTAGTGGCAACATTTTTAATATCGCTAATAAAACCCTGAGCAACCCAATTGGGATCAGTGTGAGGAACATAAAAATCCATATCCATAAACACAGCATGCACTGAAATCGTTACAGTAGAAGAACCACCAGCTGAAACAGCTAAAGGACTTATAACCTGAATTGCAACTTGCGCATAATCTAAAGTAGGCGGTTCTGGACCAACGGTAGTATTAAGCAAATCAACATTACGTAATTTAGCTGCTGAATAAAAAGGAACTTCCAATATTACTGGTGTCGCCTCATTTGCAGACAAAAAGACATGCGGAGCCGCTAAACTCCTATTTACAACTAAACTATTATTATTAACTGTGACTCCCACACGAGGAATGGCACTTGCTAATACTATACCTTGATGCATGGGGGTACCCGCGACTTGCAGGATTAAAGCAACCTTAGCTCTAAAAAAAGAACTGGATTGAAACGGTATTTTCGCTAAAGTATTTAACAAAATTTCACTGGGAATGCCTATATTATTTATAATAGAATGGGTAGTATCCACCGCTCTCCACGAAATATTCTTAACAAAAAACGGTTTATTTAAAATTCTTGAAAAATCCATCTTGAGACTCTCCGGAACGCTTGATATACTAGGTTTCTGCGTATATAAAAAAGGAGTTTCAATTGCCGTCCTAGTACGAACTCCTGAATAAAAATTGTCAGCTATATGAGACACGGCACTAACCAAGTCTCCTTGAGTAGTTGAGGCCACTGACATTCCCTCATCTACATTATTAGTTTTAATTTCTTCTGTAATCCATTTTGTGTTTATAGTGAAATATATACAACGAATCAAAATTTATATATCAACTTTCCCTTTAAAATTAAAATAAATTGCAATCGTAGCTCCTCTGTAAAGGGTAACAGGGGATTTTAAGCACTCAAAATTGCAATTTACATATATAACATATCATAAGATAAGTCGCCACTGGCATACAACTGATACAAATATGCATCGGATGGCAACTCACAGTCAAAACCTCGAAAAGCTAACCTATGTTCAAAATCTAATCGTAAATCTTTATAATTAGGATGTAAATAAATCTCCCTCACATAATTATGCACTTTATCTCTCATCACCTGATCAACATCCTTTGACAAATTCACATAAGATAAACCAGATTGTAAAGTGCGCAAAGAAAGAGGACACATTATTCTTCCTAAATCGTTATGATACACAAATTTACGTTTCAAAAAATCTAAATCATCTAAAACATTAAAAGGAGTTTTTATCTCACTTTTATCTGCATTAGTTAAATCTAAACCTATACTTCTAAAAAATTCTCTCATACTAATCGCATTTAAAATATCGCTGTGTGATCTTATACCATTGAGTTTATCATCTCCATATACAAAATCCACAACGTCATCTAAAAACGAAGAAACGGTAAAGCTTCTTTTAGCATGAGACATAATCCTAAAATACCAACAAGCAGTATAAAAACGATTAACTAAACTATTCATAATAGCCGTTAAATAATGACCGGATGGAAAAGAATGAGTGGTTATAAAACCTTCGTCCATAATCATAAGGATAGTGTGAACTAATGACTCTAACAAAACTTCACATATCTCTTTTTCCGGTCCGGTGTATTTCTCCAATATAACATCTACCACTGCACGTTGCACTTGTGGTAACATGCCACCATCCCACAACTTTGTGTCAGCTGAAAAACAACCTCTACAAGTTTTGAGAACACTATACACCTTATCCCATTCTTTAAAAGGATTCACGCCAATCATAACTCCATTCTCGTACCTATGCGCCATAATCTTTGCCACCATATCTCCAAATTTCTCTTTACATAAAACTTGGTTATGAACCGTAGAAATGCGAAACGATCTAGGCACACCATCTTTTTCATCATTCCTAAGCTCATCTTTCAAACATTCACTCCATAACAAAGCTTCAACCGGATAAACTCCAGTTTCGATCTTGCTTCTAAATAAGGCTAAATCATCTTTCAATAAAGGAGTATATTCTCCAACTTCAAAATTAACATATTTGTCTTTCCCTTTCTCGCATCCTAGACCATTGCTGGAATCTTTATTTAATGGGGCTAGGTATTCATTCCCCATTACTACTTCTTTTTCAGAAATATCTGTATACTCAGGGATTAATCTACGTAAAACCGCTTTACCAAATTCCAATTCTTGGTTTGATATATAATTGGTTTTACCAAAAGATTTAGTGGCAACTACTTTCACAGTTTTTCTGCCATATTTTAACAAATTGGCAGGGCCCCTAGTAGGTGGAAAAATACCATATAACGGTGATGGTCCAAACTCTGTCATGGTGTTAGTACTAGTTTGCATAACGGGTTCTATCCTAATCACGCTCTCATCTTTATCGTTATTTCGTAATACAAAATCTGGTAAAAAAGAATCGCTATCACACAATTCCCTAAGTTTTTTAATAGTTTCACGGCTCCATAATTTGGCTACGCCTGCCTTTTTCTTTTCATTACCAGCAACATGCATCCCTCGAATGCCTTGATGGGTTGAAAATACAATGGAACCACACATACCTTCACCATGAACATCATACATTAAATCATTCTCTGAAAAACACCCACTCCAATTATTTATATAATATTTGTGTGAAGAACCAGCGTGTCTTCCTCCTATGGATGAAAGAGGCGTAATTAAATCCACTGATATCAAATAACTGCAAAAATCAAAGTCATCCTCTGCATCCTTAAACCATTGCGATATTTTCTTAAAAGGCGAAGGAAACTTAGACGGAAGTTTCAAGACTGCAATATCTTCAAGATGATTAATATAAACCAACTCAACTCTTTCATGTTCCACAATAAAACTATCTCCATCTCTACTTTTAATAGAAATAAACCTGGCTCCATCGTGTATTAAAGAATGAGAAGGAACTAATATAGTCCTACCAGATATTAAAGCATGGGTTTCCATACGAGCAGCGTCCGTTTCTATGACAACCCTGTACGAATGATTTGATACTTTAGAGACGCTATTGTGAACATTATCAGCTGAAAACTTACACATTTCCGCTCTCCAAGGCTTCGAAAAATAACTACAAATTTTATCTTTTGCATTGCCTACCATTTCACAAGTCTTATAAGCTATAACACCACCAGCTACAACAATACAAATTAATGTTGAATATATCAGCGTAGAAATTACTAAAGGTAATAAAATATCCATCACACTAGCACCTAAAGGCGTTGAAACACTTTTCTCATACAAAGTAACTGCCATTCTAACACTTTTTAGGAAAAATTCCTGTATAAAGCTTTGCCAAACTTCTGAAAAGAAACTCATAATCCATTTGGAAAATTTCTTGACATAACTCCATGCTGGTCTTTCTTCATTATTTGCCAAAGCAATACCATACATATGTAAATCCCTAACTTCGCCTTGCGTGGGATCGGAATAGTTATCATTAATCCAATCTCTCTCCATACGCGAAATAACATCATCAACTTCTGCTTCGCTCAAAGAAGTAATCAACCTACTATTTATACCATTCTCAACAGAAATAGCATCAACAAAGGAATCTTCTCCCTCTGCAAAAAACTTGGTAACCTCGTCGTGCATAGCATTTATTTCAATCATATCAATTGAGGCACTATCCTTTATATTATCCTTAAACATGTCGTATCCTTTTACAACAATCATCATCCATCGAACTAAATTATTTACATTGCCATCGAGAATAGTATGTATATAATCAACCTGTCTTAGCTTTGGTACTTTATCTAAAACAAAACTATGAGGACCTAAAACCCACTGATCTGACATGGTATCATAATGTTTCAATATAACATTCCCAACAAGTTTATCACCTTGTGGTTTAACATTAGCGAAATCAAACACAACTCCTCGTCGCCATAAAGCTCTCACGTCCGAAATACAATCTTGCTTACATAAACCTCCCAAATTTGAAAAACAATTAGTAGTGATAAAAATTTTCTCACTATTAAAAAACTTAGTATCCTTAAGCTCAGCAGCAGCACAATCTAAAGGTAATCTAACTGGAGAAACCATATTTATTAAAGTTCGCCATTGAGACGCACCTTGTTGTCCTACATCATCCATAAAAAATATAGTTTCATTATTGTAACAATCATACCAATCCTTACCGTCAGTAGTGGCTTTCACTAAATGCGAATAACACGGCTCATTTAAAGCTTCTATTAATCTATTCATAACAACTGATTTACGGCATCCAGGAGGACCCTCTAATATATAAGCAGTGGGCTCCTTTCTAATTACAGCAGCTTGGTTGTGTGCAATACGAACAACACGCTTCCAAGCATCTGTCAATGATTTAACTTTTGTCGAACGTCTAGCCCATTCTACTAATGAGCCATCTGATTGAATTTTACAATCAAAATTAAAAACCTTATCTCTAAATTCCTTATCCATATAGGATTTTGGATTTTTAGATAGGGTTATTAATTGTTCCATCTCATATAAGTAAAAATGTTTAGGGGTCAGCGACATATATTCCAATACCTTTTTAACACCGCTAACAATAACAGATAAGAACGGCGCCAACTCGGCTAAATAGTCTAACACAGATATCAAGTAATTCATAAAACGATAAAATAACGTGTAATCATCACAAATCTTAACGTTACTAAATAACTGAATCTTTCTCAAAAAATCACTAAATTTAACTGGTAAAAATAGCGAAATTCCTGCTAATAAAAAAGCATCCATACTCTGAGCTTTATAATTATCGTCAACTAAATAATATATATCTACCAATATTGACATTATATTAACAACATCAAAATTACCAGTTTTTACCACTGATAATAATTTTAACATCAAACTAACACATTTTCCTACTGAAGCTACAGGAAATCCTTTAACAAGTTTACTAGCGCTACCGATAACGGATAAAAAATCCATTATAACTTTAACGCCTTCAAAACAATTACCTACTTTATCAAATAATCCTTCAGCAAAATACGTCTGCAAAACTGACTGTGTTGG